TTTAAAACAATTTAAAGACGCTGCTACACCAATAGTATTATTACAACTATTACACCCTGGATCTTCATTAGAATTGCTTATAAATTCTATAAAATATATTCCCCCTAATCTTTCTAAACCTAACATACTAGCTGGTATACTAAAAGATTCAAGGTTTGATTCTTGTGAAAGTAATGATGATACATCTACTGCTAAATCATAATTCTTATATGTTTCATCAGTCCATACTATGGCTGAAGTTATAATATAAGAAGGGTCAGTCTCAACTGTAACATCTATTGCAGTTTCTGTAGAATTTATTTTGAAATTTATTATATTTATCATTATTCTAAATAAAAAAAGGAGAGAAGAATCAACGACTCAACTCTCCTTGGTTATTATCAATTTAGTTATTTATTATGCTTCGTCCAAATCTGCAGGAACATTTCCAGCACCTAAAATAGTGCGCAAATCTGCTAATACTAAATTAGTAGCTGCATTATTAGCTAATGTATCACTACCTTTATCAACTAAAATAGTTAATACTTTCTTTTGCTTTTCTACAGTTGGTGACTGTCTATCTTCAAAATATTTAATATGTATCACATTATAAACTCCATTTGCTGAAGCATAAAATGGTACTCTATCTTGAAAATCTGCAGGCCATCCACCATATCTAGCAGCATCATACTTATAACCTTTAGCAAACCATTCTAAGTTAACTGCATATTTACCAGTTCCTTTTCCAGGGTTATTTTCAGCAGTTACTACAACTGAAGCTAATCCAGTATTAGTATGTGTCACATCTCCTGTAAGGAAAGATTTAGCATTTACATTAAATTCAATTTGTTTACCTATAATTTTTCCAGGTACTACATTTTGAACTTTTCCAGTAATAATTATTTCATCAGTACTATTAGAAGCTACTACAAGCTCACTATTACCTCTACGAGATAAATTGTATTGTAATGATGCAAGTAATCCATCACGGATAGTAGTAACTGTATCTCCACTAGCAGCACTAGTATAGAAACCTGAAACAGTTGCAAAATTCTCAGGTGATAATGTACCACCATCGTTATAAATTATACATTCTACTACATAAGTTGTGTTAGCTGTAGCTGTATCAACAGTAACAGTAACAGATTTTTGTACTTCAGCTGCATAAGTAGCTAAAATTACTTTTTCTACTTTATCAGCTTTTACGATATCTGAAAACTCATAATTTAAGTTTTTAGATGAATCACCAGCAGTTTTTTGGTAAACTTTAAAGTTTTCACCAGCTGCTGGAGCTGTACCGTCTGCGGACAGCACTTTAATTTCTTTGTCAGAGGCAGATGCAATAAAGGTAGCTAACGTAGTCTCAGCGGCTACTGCATTACCAATAATTGGTTCTTCCACTTGTTCTGGGCCAAATACACTCATTTTAATTTAATTTATTTAATTGTTAATTATTATTCATTTCTTGAACTCATTTGAGTTCTAATTCCTACTTTATCATTTTTTTCGTAGTCAGCTGTTGCTAAATCTACTGCCCTGTCTAATATTTCATAGTGAATACTTTCACTTAATAAACAAGTTTGAGAGGTGTTACTTCCTTGTATTGTTAATCCTTCACCTGGAAAAGCTGTATCTAAATCAACTAATATTATAGGTTGAGGTAATTGTACATATCTAAATTTATATTCATCTAAAGTATATGGTGTTATTAACTCTACATTTTTATCGCCACCTTGTTCAGAATAATCCATTCTCCATATCACTGACTTATCAGGATTTTTAAATGGGTTTTTAGATTGCTTATTATATTCATCATGTGTTTTAGGTACTACATCAATATATTTACCATCAATACATTTATCATCACTACTAACTCTACCAGATTCCTGTATAATTAAAAAAGTATCATCTGGAATAGTAAAGAATTTAGAATCGTTAGACAAATTATTAGTAGAAGGTATAATAGTAGTAGACTTATGATTTTTAATTAATTCTTTCAAATCATTACGTCTTTTACTACTTTGCTCAAAACCATCTTGATATTTATTACCTTTTGGATTGAAATAATTTTTTACAATCTCCAACTGGGCTTTAGTTAGAAATACAGATTTCTCATATAAATCTATAGGAGGAGCTGAATTACTAGCTATATTGTTATAATGTATATCAAACTGATTTGAAAACTCTTCTACTGTCATTATTAAATAGCATTATCTATCTTAGCTTCTATTAAAGCTCTAACTTCTTGATTTTTATCAGAATTTAAATATCTAACTGCATTATCAAAAGTTGGTATATTTTCAGACTCACATAATTCTAAACCATCAACTGTTGAATATTTATTACCATTTCTAATAATAACTCCACATTCTACACCTTTATTAATTAAAGCTTTAGTTTCAAAGTTAGAATCATTAACTACTGATAAAAATTTAGCTGGAGAGTCATCTATATACTCTTCAACTTTACCTTGTATCCATTTAAGTTTTGATTTAGATGATACAGGCGCATTAGATAATAATTTTAATATACTAACAAGTTTATCTTTATCATCTTCTATTCTAGAATAAAGCTTAAATGCATCTTTTTTAACATCTAATTTAGCTTTCTTCTCATTTGCAACTTCTTCATTTCTTGTAATTACAAATTGTGTAGTAGATTTATCATTTCTTTCTGCCCAAGATAATGCTACATCATCAACTAATGATTCTAATAATTTAATAGATATATAACCCATAGGGTCACTCATATCAAATTTATTACTAGCATCATCTTTAAATAACTTAACACTAAATGTTTTCCAAAAATCTTTATAGATAGATAAATCTGTACCTAATATCTCTTCAAGATACTCTTTTTCTTCATTAGTTAAAATATTAACTAATCCTCCACTTCTTTTAAGTGGACATCTAAACGTTTTAGTAGAATTATTTAACATTCCGCCAGATATGACATGATTGTCTCCAACATTAGCAGCCATTCCTTTTTTTCTTGGAATAAACTTAACTGTCACAATTTCATTAGGTAACTCAAATTTAGAGGACACCTTTTCTTCTTTCACTTCCATTTTTCTCCCTTTTTTAAATTTTAAACAAAATAAAGAGGTGTTTTGGGCACACCTCTTAAAAAGCCTATATAATTTTTATCTTATGTTAAGATAATTGGTTTTAATGTTGCTGTTCTAGAAGGATCTTTTACCATCGCTCCACTACCCCACATTGCTGTCATGATAGCTGAATCTTCCATATGTTGCATAACTCCACCTCTACGTCCTGTGAATGGATCTCTAATACCAGCTTTATAACCACGTAACTCATCGTCACCTCTTACTTTAATTTTCTGGATATTAGGCTCTTCCATAGAACCAATGTAAAGAATGTCATATCTGTAAGATTCTGCTACACCACCATCTGGATGTAATACTTTATTTCTTACTTTATCATCATACATTGGGTCAACTTCTAGCATTACATGAATGTTATTAGGAGCTTTCCATTCAGTGAATTGGAACCCACCTACAAATGCATTAGAATGAAACTTAGAAGTAGTCTTATTAATAGCATTAGAATTAGTATTATCAAATCCTACGCCTGTCCAACCAGAAGCTTCAGCTGTTGCAGCTTTATGGAACTGAGCAGCTCCTCTTTCTCCTGTACGTAGCATAAACTTACGTTCACCCCAATCTAATTTACCTTCTGATAATTCATATAAAGCATCTTCCAACATTGATATTGTAAAGATATTATATGTAGAGCTATTAGATACTTCCATTTGCTCTCTAATACCAGATCCAGCTTTAATTTCAATATTTGAATTACCTTTATTTAAGAATCTACCGTTTTCATCTCTGTTGGTTTTACCAAACATTAATGTTTTAGATTTAATTCTAGATAAAGCTTTTTCAAACTGCCAGTATACCTCTTGCATCCAAGTTACAGATTTATGTGTTTTACCTGTATTAGGATCTCTAGTTTCAATAGCTGCGAAATAGAAAGGTTTAGTTTTACAATCAATCATTGCTCCTGAAACTTTATGTTCCATACGTAAAGTAGAAACAGAGTTTCTCATTAAGTAAGGAGAAGTGAATTGAATGTCAGCACCACGAGTAGATAATTCATCTTCAACGTAAGCAGATTCAATACTAAATCTTACACCTGCAACTAAATCAGAACCTGGTACACCACCTAAAGTTTCTTGTCCACCCCAGATTTCAGCTTCATACACATAGTTTCCACCTTCTTCATAAGGCTCTTCTAATAATCTATATTGATAATCATCTGGTTTATTACCAGCAATTACATGCACTTTAGAGAAATACTTTTCTCCAAATACAAGTTCAATACGTGTTCTAGCTGCACCTACTCCAGTATCGCTATCTTGTACTACAGCACCTGCATACCTAGCTTCTACTAAAGCAATGTTTCTTTCATCACTACCTACTACTTTCCATACGAAATCATCTGAACTGTCAAGAACTTTTTCTGGAAATAAAGATAATGTTGTATCTAAATTTTTCATTCCAGAGTTTTGTAATAGCACAGTTGTAAGTGGTGATACTAATTGTGGCTGACTTCCAAAGATAGCCCCAATATGATTTTTTAATGTTAATCCTGACCAAGACTTACCTTTGGTCATTACAAATTTTCCAATTGACATAATTAATTAATTTCTGTTTATTATTATTTTATATTACTATTTCTGATCCAATACCGCCATAACTTTCAGGATCTGCCATAAATGTTGGCTTATTACCTTCATTTTTAAATGAAGTTTGTCTTAATGAATTTTCTAAATCACTAGCAGCTTTACTTTTACTTTTTATGATAAGTTTAGAAAAATCTTTAAATCCATTTGTTAACTCGTATAAGTAATAAAGTTTAGTATCAAATTCTATAGGATTTTCTCTACGTTCTCGCATTAACTTATTTTCAGCTACTCCATTTGGAGATGTTCCTACAATTTTAGTTATGCTATTATAAACTTTATCTTGTATATTTTTATCTAATTTAATACCCTCAATGATTTCTTTTTCTCTATAAATAGAATTTTTTAAATCATTATCAATTTTTTCTTGTTGAGCATTTTGTCTAGCTAATTCTGCAGCTCTTTCCTCTTTTACTTTTTCTAATTGAATTGACTGTAATTCTTTTAAACTAGCTAAAGATAATTTAGCATCTTCTAAAATAGCATCTTCTCCTAAATCTATTGTCTTTTCCAATATACGTAAAGCTCTTGCTTCTGATATACCTTGACTTATATAATCTTGAAGAATTATATTTTTACTTAATTCAATATCATTTTCTAAAACTTCATCAGTTACAGATTCTAATGTCTGTATGTTATTCTGATGTTGTTGATATTCTAATAGACTTACTCCTTTATCTAAAGCTTCTACACCTTCTTCTCCTATAGTCTCAATTAATCTTTGTCTAGCTTGATTTGATATTTCAGCTTTAAACACTTCTGTTAAAGAATCAATATCTTCAATTTTAGACTCTTCTAGATTTAGAGAAGGTAACAATCCTTTTTCTGCTAAAACAGTTGCAAAGGAAGAATATAAGTTGGGAGAAGTTGCATCTTGTTCAGAATCATCACCTTCTTCATCTAAATCTTCACTTTGGCTACTATCTCCAGAATCCTCATCGTCTTCTTCACCGTCGTGATCTATATTTTCATCATTAGTATCTTTTTCAGAACTATCATCAGTTGAATCGTTATTTACGTCTTCATCTGTATTATCTTCATTAAGATATTCATCTAGGCCGCTTATGTCGCCATCAATATTTAATTGAACATTCTCTTGTGAGAACATTCCCATTTCTAAATCTTCATCCATTGTTTTCTCCCTTTAATTACACAAATATAATAATTTTTATTATAAAAGTCAATAAAACTTTTAATTATTTTTTTTTTAACACCATTAACTAATAGCTATTTCTGTGTTGCTTTCTTTTGTTTTGAAACAGCAATCTTCTTATCTTCTTTCTCCATTTTATCTTTATGCATCTTCATAGCATCATCAAGACTTCTAATTTTAATAAGTTTTTCTTCTCTAGCTTTAGCTTTATCTAATTCAAATTTTTCTTGATCCAAATTATCAACTATACCATCTTCAGAATTTAATTCTTTAGCTAGTTCTGCAATATAAATCTTAGTTTCATTATCTCTTTGATTCATTATATCTTCTAATTGTAATTTAGATTGCTCTAACTGCATTGCTTGTTCTTGAGCTTGTTGAGCTAATTTATTACTATCTTCTTGAGCTTTAGCATTTCTCTCATTAACTTTATCTTCAGCTAATTCAAGTTTACGTCTCATATCAGATAAACTAGGACTAAAGTATATATCCATTATAGTGGACATTCCTCCACCATTTTGCATAAATGCTTGAGCGTTTTGTTTTAACATGTTTTCTAATTCTACAGCTTTAGAAGAACTAGTAGCAGTTAAACCATAATCACACTCTGCAAATTCATTACCATCTATATTAAGTATTTCTATTGATTGATCATCTAATATATACTGAACTTTTTTATTTTGACCCCTAAGAGCTATTTTAGCAGTTTCTAAGAATGCATTTAAAACTCTTAATTTAACTTTCTCATGTGTATGAAACCAATATTCTGTAATATGACTAGATTGATTAACAGATCTTTCAACACCAGAAGCTGTTTCATTTTGGTGGATTGCACCTTCTCTTTGTTTAGAAACACCTGCTATTTCAGACATTTCCATTTTAATAAATTCTAATAGTTGGATATGTTGCTGAATATAAGTACCAGTCTCCATATCAATAGCTCGTCCACCTTGAGTGTTCATGCTACCAGCTAACTTACCAGTTGCAGCTCCTTGATTACCTTCTTTAAAACTATCTATTACTGCTATCTTATTGACAATAGCAAAATGTAACCATTTCTCTATTTCCCAGTTATCTGGTACTTTAGCTAAATCTAATTCAAATATTTTACCATAGTTAGTTGATATAGCTTTGTTAAGTCTATCCCAAATAACATCATACATATATTGATAGTTTTTCATTCTATCAATAAGAGATATAGCTTTACCTTGATTAGTATTATATATTTGACCTATAATACCTGGATGACAATAAGATGGATTATTAAGTTTATTATATTGTACTTCTTTAGGTTTCATATTAATATAAATATCCTTACCTATTTTAGTACCTTCCCACCATTCATTAACCCACATAGAAGTGGATTCTTCACCTAATGCTTCATTAGGAATATATTCCTCAGACATTATCTTATATTCTACATCTCCTTCTTCAGTATAATATTTTACATTCTGAATTTTTTTAAGTGATTTCCAATATACTCTAAATACACGTATGTTACCATTCTCATCTGTAAAATCTGATGAAAATCTATGACCATTAATCTCAGCTAATCCAAACATAGAGTCTATAAATGGATTGCCTTGGTTATCTAAAGCATCTCTTAATAATGTATGATTGTTATCATCATCTGAATAATTACTACCAGACCTACCCATTGTAGTATAATCTTGTATGTAATCTATATCAGCAGGTTTTAATTCATGATGATAATAATCTATAATTCTACCTGGTGACCAATGATCCTCAATTATAATTAAGGATGAATCTTCTATTCTATCAGAATTTCCAGATCTAACAGTATAAACTTTTAAAGGGTTTAGTTCTGTTAATACAGGTTCTTTATGAACTATTTCTACTTGATATATTTCTTCTGCTACTAATAAAGCATTTTTAAAACCTTTTAAGAATAAAGTATCAAACTCTTGTTCTTTCCAATAATGTCTTAAAATTTGATTAGCCATCTTTTCTCTAAGATCTTGCCAATCATACTTCATATAATCCTCTAACTTCTTTAATTCTTGCTCTAATTCCTCTTTTTCATATCTCTCTTGTAATATAGAAGATAATCTAGAAAATAATTCTTTTTTCCTAGTTTCTTCTTTATAAGATACTGCTTCTGGATTAGTGACAGCTATCCTCCAATCAAATCTACGTTTAGATTCTTCACCTACTAATAGATCAATTTTAGGAACTATGATAGGATGATGAGGTAAATTATCTGGTATAAAAGATGCGTTTAATTGATATGGGTTAACCACATCAACTAAATCTCTTATATCAACTTTACCATCATATAAGTTTAAATTAATAACTTTATTAGTTAAACTTTTACGTACAGTCTCATTATGATAAAAAGAATATCTATCTGCATAATCGATATTATCCTTTCTCCACTGTTTAGTTTTCTGTTTATAAGTCTTCCTTTGTGAAGGTTGATTTTGTGTAAGTATTCTTGTCATAATCTGTAAATATAATAAATTATATTTAATAAACCTATTTTAAATAAAATTATTCTTAATTTATTATTCATTAAATAATAGCTAAAAAGTATTAGTTATTGATGTATTACCTTATAAAGGGGCAAAATTTACTATAATTTTTAGTAAAAAAGGAATCATTTGATAATTTCTTAATTTTAATACCTTCATTTTCTTTTGCAGATATAATTCTTTTATATCTATCTGCTCTTAATATAAATAACATAATTCCAGCTGATACCCTATCAAAGTTACCATCAGCATTCCATTTAATACATTCTTCTATATATCCTAAACTTCTTAATCTATGTAGGTTTAATCTCTCATCTTCATCATCACCATAAGCTTTTGTAACCATCCAATCAGCTTGAAGTAGTCTACCCCAAGAGTTAATAGGAGCAGAAGCTCTAGTACCTTTAGCTCTATTACCATATAAATTAGTAGCTTTAATAAGCTCCATATCTTTAAGTATTTGAGGTGTATCACATAAATAATGTAATGCATTTTTCTCATCAAAGAATGAAAATAAACCTTTCAAGTTGCTCTCATAATTAGCTTCAGCATTATAAAATTTTAATAATCTTAAAGCTATTTCATAAGCATCTCTAGCTTTTCTAGGTCTACCTGAATACTCTGCAACTATTCTATCAGTAAAGGTATCCATTACTAACATACTAAATAAAGATTCTCCTGTATCAGAATCAATAGGGTCAATTCCAGCGATATACCTACCTCTCTGTATAGTACCTTCAGCATTTTTACGAGGCATTTCAAATATCTCTACAGCTCCAGTTTTATTACCACCTGTTAATTCATAACTCCTTAATGGATATAAATCTGCATTTAACTTCCATTCTACCTCTCCTGAGTTATTAACTATTAAATCTCCAACATAATGTTCTGCAACAAATGTTTCTTTCTTAATAGATATTGTTTCTAAGTATTCTTTTAGATCTGCTACAGGAAATACTGTACCTTCAGTTCTCATTACAGCCTCTTGAGGAGTAACAGGTTCCTCAGCTTTCTTTTGTGTAATTGCTAATGCATCTGTAGAGTTATATTTAACTTGATATCTTTCTAAACATATGTCTACTAATGCTTTAATAACATCTGGTTCACCAGTTTCTTCATCATAACAACCGTTTCTATTTAAGTAACCTCCCCAAAAGAAACCACATAATGTTTCACCGTTAGTATTTCTATCATATACATTAGGTATACCATAAATATTATAAGCTCCTGGATTATAAAATAATTTCTCTGAACCTTCAAAAGAAGCCCCTTCAGTACCACCAGTACCACCAGCAAGCATAAATCCAAATGATACATCTCCATCTTCCACAGCTTTTCTATTAACGTTCCAAGCTTTTTCTAAGTTAGGAAATAAACCGTCCTCTTCATAATGTATTAGAGGACCCCTTATACCCCTAGCTTTATCAGGATTATCTTTAAGTGATATTCCAAATACAGAAGATAATAAACCTTTACGTGCACCATATTCATCCTCATATCCTATTTGGACTTCCATAGCTTTTTTACCATCTACAAGCCTCATACGAGGTAATGGTGTATGTTCTCCTATCCAATCTAGACAATCTAATACTTTACCCCATATACCTTTATCTCCAGATAAGAATCCTTTATCAGATGCTAAATGAAAGTTAGGGTTACCAGAACCTGGGAATATATACATATTTCTAGGTGATTCAGAAGCATTTTTAAAGCTAAAGCCAATCCCTCTCGTCTTGAGAATTTTACCATGTTGACCATTTTCTTTAGCTGCATGTGTGTAATGAAAATATAAATAATCTCCTAACCAAGGCTTAGGGAACTTTCTAACACGTTCACCTCTCTCTTTTTTACTACCAGAAGAAGATTTTTTATCTTTCTTTTCAGTTAACCATATTGGACTATAATTCCAATAGAAGTATAATTCTCCTGGTATCCATTCACCATCAGGTCTAACTAATCCATATTTCCATCTATGTAATTCTTGAGCCCAAAAAGCAGCATATTCAGATTTAGGATTAGGGTTAGGTATTAAATTAGTATATCTACCATTTTTTTCAAAAAAAATAGCTCTTTCTCTAAAAAAATCTAAATCTTCTAATATATGTGGATTAGTTAAATCTATCTTTCTTCTACCATCCTCATAAGGAACTTCTTCACCTTCTTTATTAATGTAAGTCATGACCTCACAATCTTTAATATAAGGTCTATCAATAGAAGTTAAATTCTGTATAAACTTAACTTGAGATATATATTCTAATACATCATCCCATACCTCTTTAGGGACTCTTTCTTTAAGTTCATCATTTAATGGTGATTGATAATGATTTAATTTTAATTCCATCTATTATTATTTACAACTACAGCTTTAGTACTTAGTATCACTTTAGATACTGATATAGCATTTTGTATAGCTACTCTTGTAACTTTTACTGGATCTATAATACCTTTTTCAAATAAATTATCTTTTAAATCTACTTTGGCTCCATTATCTATTATCTTATTATAAGGTTCTGTAAGACATTCTTGAAACATAGTAGGCATCATAGGACTAATAAGATATAAAGCTTTACCAGCACCCTCTATAATACCCTCTTCTAATGCACAAGATACAGCTAATACAGCGTCATCTATTCTATCTTTACGCTCTTTCATTTCTACTTCAGATTTACCACCAACTTTAATTATAGAAGTAACACTTTGTAGATTATCTATTCTTTGTTGTATTAAACCTTTTTGATTACTTTTAGCTTCTTTAAGGTTTAATTTTAAATCTGATATTAATTCTTCAACTTTTTTAGGTGTATTTTTTACAGTTAGTACTGTATGTTCAATACCTACAGTTATATTACTTAACATATGGGCAGTTACATTATTACTATAATTTTTAACTTCACTTGAAGTATATAACTTTATATCTGATATTAAATCTTTTCTATGTTGTGCAAACCCAGGACTTTTAATTAAAACTATATTTAATTTATTTTTATTAAAATTATCCTTTAGTAATGACACTACCTGTTCTGTGAAGTGATCTGCAATTATTGCTATACCTTGTGAATTACTTTCAATTGCATGAGCATATGGTTTTAAATTATCTAATTGTCCATCTATAATTAGTAAAGGTATGTTTTTATACTCAGCTATTTGTTTAGCTCCATTAGTAATGAAAGCTTTATCAAATATAGGAGCTTCTATTCTCATACCTCTAATAACTTCTAAATCATCATATTCTTTGTCTGATTCAAGAACTTTAACTATTTTACTTTTATTAAAAGCTTTCTGTATTAATTCTCCTATGTTTGGATCATTATTAGATGCTATAGTAGCTACATTAACTATATCTGTAGGTTTTAATTTTTTAGATTTTTTCCTAAGTTCATCTATTACATATTTTTCAAGCAGTTCTAATTGAACTTTAATCTCATTATATTCTACCCCTTCATTTAACAACTGAAACCCTTTATTTATAATAGCTTGTGCTAAACAAGTAGAAGTAGTTGTTCCGTCTCCAGCTAAAGATACTGTTTTATTAGCCACTTCTTTAATTAAGTTAGCAGCTATATTCTTAACTGTATCGTCAAAAAATATAGATTTAGCTACTGATACTCCATCTTTTGTTATATATGGATTACCATTAAGATCTGTTATAATTACAGTAGATCCATTAGGACCTAATGTAAGTGTTACAGCATCTGCCAATTCATTAATACCTTCTAATAATAATCTTTGACATTCCTTCCCTTTAATTATCCTCTCCATCTATTTTTAATCCGTCTTCAAATATATTAAACGATTTACTTCCTTTTTTCTTATTTTCCATATCTTCTAGCTCTTTAACAACTTCTTTATATGCAGCTTTTAAATCTGCCATTAATTTAGGCACTCGTTGTACAGATGTAGTAATTTTACTAATATCTGTTACAGGTTTACCTTGGTTATTTCTTTCTGCTAATAAAGCTTTTGTATTCTCTAGATAATCTCCTATATCAGAAGCTGCTTGGCTAGTTTGCCTATATAGCCTCTGTATAACAGTTTCATGTTTAGTATATAGGGCTATAGCTTCATCTATTACTTTATCCTTCTCCCATCCTTTAGGTAATCCAACTATATCTTTTTTTAATTCAATTAATCTAGTTTTTTCATCCATAGAAGTGTAATCTGATTTAATATCACACCAGAAGTATATAAATAACATTTCTGCCATAGCCACTTCTTTTTCTTTAGATTTATCTCTTTTTAGTATCTTATTAAAAGGCAACAAGCCCCAAACCTCTTCATCGATTTGGAGCTGCCAATTAACTATCTTAAATAGCTTCATTATGATTTAACTTTTTTAAACTTTTAGGTGATTGTTTTATAGCATCTTTCATTGCTTTTTCACCTATATCTTTACTATTTTGAGGACCTTCAGTTACAGGGGTACAATGTTTTTCTACTACTTCCATTGCCATATTAACAATTGTTACTTCTTTAGCATTAGAAAATAATCCACCTTTTACTACTCCTAAATCTACTACTTGTTTTAAAATATTTACTGCTTGTTCTAAATTCATTTTATTCATTATTAAAAAATTATATCTATTCTACATATTAAAAATCCAAAAGATAATCCTTCTTTCATTTTAACTTTATTTTCATTCTCTTCACTCTCACCTTCATCTATTACCCACATATTATTAAATCTTGTAAATCCAAGAAGTTGGTCTGTATGAGGTAATATACTCCAACTAAAAAATATATTATCTAACATCTACTGCATCTATTATATTATCATTAATTAATCCAAATACTCTATCTTTTATAGTTATAGGTCTTATTTTAATTTTACCTACTCTTTCATGAGCATTATCTTGAGATGGTACATATTCCATCATTCTTTCTAAATCTAATAATACTTTATCTCCAGGTTTATAATCTCTATCTACACCCCCTGTAGCAACTATATATTGATATTCATCTAATCCAGAAGTCATTCCTAATCCAAGCTCTTCTGATTCATCCATATTTAATGTTACTATTACTTTTCTCCCTAATGGTTTAACTGGGAAATCAGATATTAATTCTAATACGTCATCCTGTGTTAAATTACTTAATTCTTCCATTTCTTCTACTATTAATTTTTTTAATATTATTACTTTGTTTAAACTTCTTATTTACTAATAACCTACTAAAATACAACTTTCCAAATCCTAAAAAATTAAAATTAGTTTTTAATTCATCTACCTCTTCAACTGTAGTTTTATCTTCTAAATCTATTTTTTTAATTTGTAAAGCACTAAACTCATATGGTGATTCAACTAGATGTTTTATATCTTCATCTCTCATTTTATATTTTAATCCCAATTTATGTATTAATGCTTTTACTTTTTTAGAATCTATCCTATTCATCTATAATGTTTAAGTTGTAAATAATTTTAAAATTTTTACTATCTTTACTTAATTGAGGCATATATGCTGGGTTTATTTTATCTTTTAATATAATATTATTTTGCCTAAAATAAGTCATTATATTTTGTAAAGTAGCATCAGATAACCCTAACTCCTCTTTTATTAATTTTTTTGTTTCATAATCAAATACTATCTTCCATAGTATCTTTTCATTAGTAATATCTTTACTAAATTTATAATGATAATATAGAAATAACGCTAATACATTCTGTCTTTGATTTGTAAGTTTATGAAAAGGTCTAGTAAAACTTAACCATTTATTAAATAAGTCTTTTACAGTTGTATTTATACTTACTTCTTTTATATTTTTCATTTCTCTAAATAATCTATGATATCTGTAAGTATAGGATTTCTATGATTAGATGTTAAAGTTTTAATACCAACTAAACCTGATTTAGCTAATTTATCTACAACACTAATACAAGAATCTTTTCCTACAGCTTTATCTATTTGTTCCCTACTCCCACAAAATATAATTTTACTTTCTTTACCTAATCTAGTAAGTATAGTTCTAAAGTCTTCATATGTCATATCTTGAAACTCATCTACTATAACTACTGATTCCATGAATGTAACCCCTTTAGCTACACTTATAGGCATTATCTCTATATCACCTGACTTACGCATTCTATTAGTAGTTTCCTTTCCTTGACAGACATCTAAGTTTTGTAATATAGGAAATACATATGGATGCATTTTATCATCTACTGTACCAGGTAATGTTGATAATGTATTCTTTAATATAGGTCTAGTTATCCATATTTTGTTAAATTGTTTCTTCCTAAATGAACTAATAGCTGCATATACAGCTGCTAATGATTTACCCGAACCAAAGTCCCCCAATAAGAAATTAACATCATAATGATAGAAATTACTTATAAATTCTTTTTGTTCTTCATTTAAATTAACATTTAATTTAGGTTCATGTTTCAATTGTTTCTTACTCTTGTTCGGTACTCCCATTTAAATATTCTTCTATGTTTTTATATATAATTAAATCATTAATACTTCCACATCTCATACATCTATCATTATCCACATCATCAACTTCTATATGTAAACTTTTACAGAACTTACATGCTGCTACAGGTAAATCATCATAATCTTCTTCCATTTCTTTTAGTTCATTTAATTTATTTCTTATTAACTCCACATATTCAGAATCAAATATATTAAATGGAGCTATATTATTATAATATTCTACATGTTGTAATAATTCTTCATAATATTTTATTAATTTATTGTTCATCTTTTATTATATTAACTGATGTAGTATATTTACCATCTACCTTTTTAATTTTATCTATCTTATACTCATATTTAGGATATTTCTCAATAAATTTATTCATTCTAGTTTTAAATATATCTATCTCATTTAATATCTCAACTACTGTATCTTTTACTAAAATATATGTATTATCCATCTATATTAATATTATTATCTATTTTATACTGTTCCCATTCTTCTTTCCCCATAATATCAGGGAATCTTTTCCCATTATTACAAGACTCTCTAACAAACATCTTCTTTTCAGTAGGACAATTACATACTTTACACTTACCTGTAACTAAACAGTCATTCTTACACTTTGTAAGTCTCCAAGCTATCTGTTCTCTCTCATGCTGAGGTAAACCTACTAATTTATCATAAAATAACCTAGCGTGTCCCTCTATAAATGAGGAAATATTTTTTATATTAAATATATCTTTAGCTTTCATTTTTAAATAATTCTAATTGTTTTTGTAATAACAGTCGTTGCTCTATATAATATTTTAACATAACATCATGTGCTGGATTTTCGTATAATTCTCCATCAATTATTTTATATCTAGAAGGTAAATTATTCATCTTCCTTAACCTTTAATGATTCGTAGTATTGATGCATCTTACCTAATAGTAGAAACTTCTCAAACTCTCCTATCTTTCTTTCAGAATACTTAGCAGCTTCTTCAACTACATTACTATCATCTATAATAACATCCCCTTTACTCATTTCCTGAGCTATATCTTCCATCTCCCCAAGAATCTTATATACTTCTTTAGTTCGTTGCTTAACCTCTTTCTTTTTAGCTCTAGCAGCTATTCTCTTACCTTGTTTTAAAAAATTACTCATTAGAATTCCTTTCTTTTTCTATAATTTCATTAATAATAATTTCTATGTCAAATATTGTATTTTCACATAATTCTACATCATTAGTAATTATATTTAAACCTTCTTCTCTATCATATAATATAGTTAATCCATTTTCAAATGAATATCTATAAGTATTAGGTTTAATTTCAATATCTTTTCCCATTATAAACTCTCTATAAATAATTTAAACAAATTATAATCCTTTCTCTTAATAATAACAAAATCACCTTTAAAATCCACATCAGCTACATCCTCCATAGGATAATATTGTTTTGTTCTAATAAGTTCATCTGATAAATAATCAATAGCATTATGTAATACTAATTTCTTTTCTCTATCTAACTTACTTTCATTTAATGTTCCACTATTATTTATATTAACAGCAGACTTATGATCTATTACTACATGGAATACATCTTCCTCTAATACTTCTAATATTTCTTCTTTATTCATCTCCCAAATTCATCTTTACATTACTACTTACTATTCCTTTACTATTAAATATAAGTACATCTTTAATCCATTTCTTTTTATGTTCTACAAATATTTGTAATTTCTTATTACCTTCTGTAGTATATTCTATAGCAACGTTTATATTTGTAATTTCATTACCTCTATACTTTCTAGTATAATAGTTTTTTCTATTCCAAACCTCTCTAATATTATATACTAAATCTTGTTTTATTTCTAGATACTTATTAAATACTTCTGTTTCTATTATATTCATATATTACTATATATTTACTATATATTTCTTTTGTTACTTTTCTTTGTTTGTATCAAACTTATACAAAGGTACGAAATATTTTTGACAATTCCAAATTTTTTATCAATTATTTTTAAAAAACTTTTTCTCTACTCAATTCAAACTCTCTACAATAGTACGTATCACCCCATCCTACCTGTACTTCATAAGATAATGCTTTTGTCAAATAATAATAAATAATATTAGTTATTATACCTGGTTCACTATCTGGAGTGTTATGGTATACTTTTTCTCCTATTTTAAATTCTGGTACTTTCATTTCTTCTTCTTTTTATTTCTTATATCAAAACATAAATTTAAAGCTCCATATATAGCCAATCCAGACCATAGTATAAATCCTATTATATCCCACCATGAATCTATTAAATATATCTGCATTATATTAATATTTCTTAAATGTGTTAAAATTATTCAAATCTATTACTTTCTTCTTAGGTTCTTTAATAGTTGTTCTAGTATTAAATATACCTTCCTTATCTACTAGCTCACAATGTTCCTGAAACTTCTTTAAAGCCTCTCTAATCATGTCTAAATTAAACTGTCCAGTGGGTTCAAACCAATCACTTACATACATTAATCTATCATCTCTTTTAATAAATGTTTCTAATAGTATTCTATTAACTGGACCATCATATTTAAAGTAATTAGATACTTGTAAGTTATATTTAGGATATCTTAACTCTCTATACTTAACTGCTAAGTCAAACCAATCACTTCTTTGTCTCTTAGTCATATATTATCATATATTATTAAATATTTCTTTGTTACTTTCTTTGTTACACTATACAAAGGTACAAAAAATAAATGACAATTCCAAATATTTTAACACTTTTATTTAGAAATATAGCTAAAAAATTTTTTTTGGTAATTTTTTAAAAAGTTTATTATAGGTGTTTACGTTGGATAATCTAAACATCAACCCCCACTCTTTTTTGCTTTTGCGGATACCCCTATGGTACTATTTATAAATCTTAAAACATAGAAAAGATGAAAACAGTTAAAAATGAACACACAGGACAGCCAGAGTACAGAATACCAGCTACAGTAGTTTCTATAGCTAATTCAGTTGCAAAATTGAAGAATGATAAAGAAACACCCTATCGTATGGGAGTAATTAGTATAGTATATCCAGCTACAGGCGAGAAAGATGAAGTTTCGTGCAGATTCTACGTTGCATCACTTGAAGCTAATCCTGATTTGTTTAAGGCAGGTTCTACCATTGAAGCTCACATCCAAGCGGAGGGAGAGTATGCAGGTAGAGCAACAGCTCATTTAGCAGGCTTTAAAGTAGCTGATATGAGTAAATTCGGTGCTTCTACTAAAGCTACTACTAAAGTAGCAGAAGAAGAAGAAATCGAATTAGAGTAGATTGATAGTGACAGGGAGAAATCCTTGTCACTTATATCATTAAATACTACTAAACCAGTGTCACTTATCTAAGTGTCATTGTTATCTAAATATCCTAGGTAATGAGAGGGTAGTGAGAGTTTATAATTATAAATAATATTAATATTATGTGATTTAATAGTGTTAAATTAGTGATGAAACGCTGTTAAGTGTAGTGTTTATAACCATTCACTACATATCACACTCTCACTCTCATTACAATTTACCATATTATAAACAATAATATAGCTAAATAAATAATAACTAGGTAGTAATACACCTTAAAAGTATTACCATTGTACATTATGAAATAAATGTATATCTTCAACCAGATGGATGGTACAATAAGGGTAATCAGTCCTTATAATTAACTATAAAATCCCATTAGGTAATTACTGCAGTAGTTATTGGTGCACTTATATACACTGTCAATATATAATTAATATTGGTAAATACAATAAGTGCTTATAAGACATTATAATACTAACCTTCAGAATTTAAATATTCACGGTAATGTCGTTAAGTTAACTAGATTAACCACTAATAGTATTATTAATTATTTATTAATAGAGGACAGTTAATGGTCTTTATCCTCGCACTAAATAGCAAGATAGACATGCGCTAATTATGGATATTTTTATCACAAAATTCTACGTATCAGCCAATTCGTAGTAGGTATTTAATACCTTAAAGGCTAACCACTTATACTAGTTAAACGGTGGAAAAGAATACTAGTAAAAATTATAATATTGAATAATAGTAGGTATTATAGACTCATATTGCACTAATGAAGCACTTGATGAAGGTGCGAAGCTTATGAGTATAATTTTTAAACTCTCATCCAATTTGCAGGTTTAAACCAGTTTAGAGCTGAGTTAGTCAAGGTGCAACCTTGTGAGAGTTTATATTCTTCACAACATAGAATTAAAACTCAAGTTGTTGAGCTGTGTTATAGGCTACGTAACACATAAGCAAAAGAACAGAAAGCCTATTAACAATAACACGAGAAAACCTCTGATGAGTGACTTAAACGTGTATAAATAAAAGTTGAAACATCTTGTAATGTGTAGATGCATATACAATATAAAGAGAAAACTCATTTTAGAGTTTATTAGAATGAAACAAATGTGATTGTAGTTAATATGCAGTCTTTAAGTAGGCAACTACATTTGTGTATAGTTCTTACTTTTTATATATTACAAGTTTAATAGTGAGAAAATCCTATTAGTTAAAATGTCAGGTTTAATAATTTAAAACATATATCATGTTAACAATATTAAAGAAGCTGAAATACTTGCTAGAAATAGTTTAAATAATGGATTTATGGAAAGTACTTTAGTTGATTATGACAAAAGTAGAGAAGAAACTTTTCCTAATTGGAGAAATGAATGTAGTGAAGAATTACAAAAAGTATTAACGTAAAGAGAACTGAAACCGACCAGCTCTATAAATATTAGAAGTGCTAGGAATACATAACTACGCACAAGTGTACCAACTGTATTGTGATATGTTGGATAAAGAATATACAAGTCCTACAATATATTTGAAGCGTAGAAATACCCAAGATAATATTAAGCCGAGTAGGTACTATTAGTTTAGTTAGATATTCTAATAATAATACACTTAGGAGTTCACAGCAAGAGATAAAAACTTACAGATTGAGTTAAGTAGGCTGAAACATTTATTATCTCGTGACCATTTATAATAGTGAATAGCACAAGGTTATTTAATGGCTATGTTGGAGTCAGCTATTATAGATGGTGCTAATAGAATACTTATTGCAAAAGTTTTAACAGTTGTACCTTAAACAACTGTTTTTATTAATCTTAAAATCAAAGACAATGTCAGTATTAAAAAAAAAAGCACAGGTAATAATGTTACCTACTAAAGAAGCTAGTCAAATACATTGTATTAGAAAAAATAGAGCTGAATTTGAATTACAATTCAAAACTATACCTTTTAAAACTATTAAACCTTTTAATGGTTATCATCTTTACATAGTTTCAGATGAAGAAATTAAAGAAGGTGATTGGATTATGGATACTAATAATCAACCTTATCAAGTACAAGGAAAAGAGATAATAAAATTATGTAATAGTAATAAATTGATAAAATCTTTAAATAAAATAATAGCTACTACTGATAGTTCTTTAATTAAAGAACATGATGATACAGTGCCTTATCCTAAAATGAGAAATACAGGTATATATTTAATACCTCAAGATTTCATTAAACATTATATTAAAGAATATAACAAAGGTAATATTATTACTGATGTTATGGTTGAATATGAAGAAATTCCTTTAACCGTTGAAGATTTAGATTATCCTGATTTAGATGGTGAATATAGACCAGACTATAAATTAAAAGTTAATCCAAAAGACAATACTATTACAATTCATTCAGTGAAAAATAGTTGGAATAGAGAAGAAGTTGAAGATAAATTACATCAAATGTGTAAATGGTTTAATACTGATGTTATGCCTACAGGGTTTTTATCAAGAACTAGAATAGATAAATGGATTGAAGAAAATTTATAAATAGAATTCCATGTATTTTTTAATAATAAATAACATAAATAATCAATCTATATACTATGATAAATGCATTATCTGAAATGTTATTACAAATAATAACAGGAATAGTAATATTATTCACTATA